TCAAGTCGATCGACATGGCGATCTGGGGTTACGTGGCGACCCACACGCTGCGCGACTCCGACGTCAAGCCGATCGACTACACCACCGCGGACGTCTGAGCATGACCGAGACGACCACGCCGGCCGGGACCGCTTCGGCGGCCCCGGCCGGAGGGACCAAGGACACGGCCGAGGAGACCCGGCCCAAGCCGAACGCGGACGTACTGAAGGCCGCCCGCAAGCTCGGCAAGGTGATCATGCACCCCTCGCCGGCCGACGTCGAGGCCAACCCGAACGCCCGCGGCTACGACGAGCTGGGCCGGCTGCGCCCGGCCGACGCTCGCGCGGTCTACCTGGTCGCGCCCAAGGACGTCGAGGCGCTCGCCGACCCGACGCCCGAGGAGCGCGGCGAGCGGATGCGCGAGGCCCGCAAGGCCGCCGAGAAGGCCCGCAAGGCCGCCGAAAAGAACGAGGGCTGAGCGATGGCAGTGCCCACCGTGCCGGAGGTCGAGACCTACCTGTCCGACGTCGGCGGGAGCTGGACGACCGACGAGGTCACCGGCGCCTATGCCGCCGAGAAGGCTGCACAGGCGTCGGTGTGCAAGGTTCCGCTGGACGCCGAGGAGTGGCCGGCGGATCTCGCCGAGGCGCTCATGCGGCGGGTTGCGCACAACCTGGCATTGCGGGCACTGCCGCTCGGCATCGCGCCATCGATCGCGGACGGCGCGGTCGCGCTGGCCCGGCCTGGCGGCACGGACGCCGAAGTGCGACGCCTGGAGGCGCCGTACCGCAAGCGGACGGCGCTGGGATGACGGCGCGGGACGAGATCGCGGCGGCGGCCAACACCGTCGCCGCGATCAAGGCGAAGGCGTTCTATCGGCAGACCACCAAGCCCGGCGACGCCTGGGTCCGGCGCGACCGCACCGACTACCCGAACAAGTTCGGCGGCATCGTGACCTGGCAACTGCTGGCGATCCTGCCGCAGAACCTGGCCGACGCCGAGCAATGGGTGGAGACGAATCAGCCGCTGCTGGTCGCCGCGCTCGGCGAGGCGATCTCGGTCCGCTCGGCGCGACCCGTCGAGCTGGCCCTGGACTCCGGCACCGTGCCGGTTCTGCTCATCGAAGGACAACGAGAGGAATGACCCCATGACCGCGCTTGGAACCCGCAAGCTGAAGATCGAGGTCGACGGCGTCGAGTACACCGCGGAGGTGTCCAAGGCTGTCGTGACCAGTGGCAAGTCGAGCGGCAGCTTTACCAGCTTCGCCGGCGCGGCCGCCGGCGATCGCAAGTACTTCCTGAACATCACCGCCGTACAGGACGCCGAGACCGGCTCACTGTGGCGCGAGGTGTTCGACAACGCCGGCTCTGACGTGCCGGTCGTGTTGATGCCCTACGGCAACGCGGCCCCGTCTGTGACTGAGCCGCACTACACCGCCACCGCCACGATCGAGGAGCCCGAAGGCGACTTCCTCGGTGGCGAGGCTGACGCGGACACGACGGCCCGGTTCACCTTCGAGGTGTCCTGGCCGCTGGCCGCCAAGCCGGTCGCGGTCACCGTCTAAGGCAGGCCCCCCGGTGCCTAAGGTGACCGTTCAGGTCGACGGACTCCGCGAGCTGGTGCGCGACTTGGAGCGCGCCGGCGTGGAGGTCTCCGACCTGAAGGAAGCTCACGCGCGGATCGCCACCGAAGGCGCCGAGACCGCGCAGGGCTTCACCCCGCGCCGATCCGGCAAGCTCGCCGGCTCGGCGCGGGGCAACCGGGCCAAGAACAAGGCGCAAGTGATCTTCGGCCGCGCGTCGGTCCGCTACGCCGGCCCGATCCTGTACGGCTGGCCGCGCCGCGGGATCAAGCCGGCGCGCACGATCGAGCGCACCGACGCCGAAATGGCGACCCGTGCACCACAGATTTTCGAGCAAGAGCTGGGCCGCATCTTCACCAAGTACGGGTTCGAGTGAGCCACACAACCGGGAGGAAAGAACCATGAGCGAGACCGAGCAGAAGAAGAAGCAGCGCGAGCGCAAGCATCCGGCGGTGGTCGATGAGACCGCGGATGACTTCTTCGAGACCCTCAACGGGTTCGATGAGATCGCGATCAAGAAGGCGTTCGGCAAGCCGCCGATCGAGCTGTCCGACGACGACAAGATGGCGTTCGGCCGGTCGCTGATCTTCGTCGCCGAGCGGCGCGCCGGCAAGACCGACACCGAGGCGCTGAAGGCGGCCCGCACCTACACCTTCGGCGAGGTCACCGACTACTTCGCCGACGACGTCGAGCCGATGCCCGAGGAGCCGGTCACCGAGCAGGGAAAAGGCGCCGGCGAGCCCGAGACGCAGACGAGCAGCTCGCCGCCTTCTGCCTCCTGACCGGCGTCCCGCCGAGCGAGTACCTAGCACTGACCCGAGGACAGCGCGCCGCGTTCATCCGGCTCGCACGCAAACACCGTAGGAGGTAGGCCAATGGCGGCAGGCAAGCCCGTCAAGATCGCGATCCTGACCGACGCGCACGACGCCGTCCGCGGGTTCGACAAGGCGAGCGACGCCGCGCAGGACACCGGCGCCCGGTTCGACTCCGTCGCGGAATCCTCCGACCGGGTCGCGTCCAAGGGCGCGCAGGCGGCCGGCGCGCTGTCCGGTCTGGGCGACCTGGTCGGCGGCAAGTTCGGCGCCGCCATGCAGACCGGCGGGATCGCGACCCAAGCGCTGGCCGACTCCGGCGACCTGCTGAACGTGATCACCGAATCGGCGATTGTCCGCAAGATCAAGGACACCGCCGTAACGGTCGCGCAGACCACCGCCACCGTCGCCAAGTCGATCGCCGACAAGGCGGCCGCCGGCGCGGCCCGAGCCTGGGCCGCGGGACAGTGGGCGGTCAACGCGGCCATGACCGCCAACCCGATCGGGCTACTGGTCGTCGCGATCGTCGCGCTAGTCGCGATCGTCGCCGTGGTGGTCGCCAAGAACGAGGGCTTGCGAAAGAAGCTGCTCGCGGTCTGGGAGACCATCAAGACCAAGATCACCAACGCAGTCTCGGCGGTGGTCGGATTCGTACGCCGGCACTGGCCGCTGCTGCTCGCGATCCTCACCGGCCCGATCGGGCTGGCGGTGTTCGCGATCGCGAAGAACTGGGATCGGATCAAGGACGGGGCCGCGTCCGCCTGGCGCGGGATCGTCGGCGCGGTGCGCGGCGGGATCTCCCGCATGATGGACTTTGTCCGCGGCATCCCTGGCCGGATCGGGCGGGTGTTCGCCGGCGCCGGCGGGTGGCTGCTGGACGCCGGCGAAGCGATCATCCAGGGGTTGCTGGACGGCATCGGCAACATGGTCGGCAAGCTCAAGGACAAGCTCGGCGAGATCACCGGCCTGATCCCGAAGCTGAAGGGGCCGCCGGCCAAGGACCGGGTGCTGTTGCTCGGCGCTGGGCAGTTGCTGATGCAAGGGCTGATCAACGGGATCGACTCGCAGATTCCCGCGCTGCGACGCACCCTGGCCGACGTGACCGGCACGGTCGCCGGTGTGCAGCCGGCGCTGGACGCCGGGCTCACGCTGGACGCGAGCGGCGCGCTGGCCGCGACGTCGTCCGGCCGCGGCGCTGCGCCCGTTCAGATCGTCGTTAATGGGGCGCTGGACCCGAACGCCGTTGCGCGGCAGATCGTGCAACTGCTGGTCGATCTGGCCCGGCGGCTCGGGATCCCGGTCGCTCAGCTCTTCGCTCGCGGGGCGGTCTGATGGCCGCCGGCGATTACACGATCACCGCCACGATCGACGCCTGGACCGTGACGCTGGACAAGGGCGACGCCACCGACCCGGCGGCCGACGCGGTCACGATGGATCCGCTGCGCGCGAGCTGGTCGCTGAAGGCCGGTTATCCCTCGCAGCCGACGCCGACTGTCGTCTCTTTCGGGCTGTGGGTTCCGGACATTGCCATCGGCCCGCGGCCGGTCCAGGGCTCGGCGGTTGAGATCACGATCACCACACCGGACCATGCGCTCCCCGATGTGCGGCCGGTGTTCGAGTTCGTCGGACTGGTGACCGACGTCGATGCCAGCCCGCAGGACGACGGACTCGCGTTCAGCATCGTGGCCGCCGACCATCGAACCTCGCTCGGTGAGGAGCGGATCGGCGACGACCCTTGGCCCGAGGAGTTTCCGGCCGACCGGCTGACGAGGATTATCGAGGCGTCTGCGCTCAATCTCCAGTTGAACGAGCCCGAGGCCGAAGAGGTGTTCCTGCGCGGCCTGGGGCCGAAGCGGGGAGCGCGTGACGTCGATACGCAGCCGACCGGCGAGCTGCTGGACGACCTGTTCGCCGCGTCGGCGACCTGGCACGGCAACGCGGCGACGTACTGGACAAGCGGCTACCCCTCGGGAGGCCCGGTGTACCAGCCGCCGCGGCTGACGACGTGGGTTCGCGCGATCGTCGGGCAGTCGGTCGACGCCGGCGGGACCGTGTCGCACCCGATCGTGTTTATTCCTGGCGGCGCGCCCGACGTCGACGCCGCGCTTCCCTACACGGTGGCCCTGGTCGGCGGTGTGCTGGAGCTGGTCCGAAAGCCGATCACCCCGGATACGTCGCTGGTCTGCTGGATCCCGGCGGCAGCGGTCGACGCCGCTTCGGTGCGCTGGCACCAGACCAAGACGACCAACACCAACCGGGTCCGGGCGATCTCGCCGGACTCCGCTTCGATCACGGCCGAGTTCGCGGACCTGGTCGAGTCGAACCGCCCCAATGAGGTCACGGTCAATATGGACAGCTCGCTCTCGTTCGTGACCGAGGGCGGCTACTCGATCGTGAACCTGATCCACGCCATGCTGGGCACCCATTACGACGCCTCGCCGCGCTGGGCGCTCGATGAGATCACCATCCATGCCAAAGAGATCGCCTCCGGCGACCAGTGGCCGCGACTGTTCGACCCGCGCGAGCACACGCACATCTATGACCAAGCGCCGGGCCGGTTCGTGCTGATCACCGACTGTGCGGACAAGTGGAACCTGCACGACCGCGGCGACTACTTCGGCCGGCTCGCCGGGGCGTCGATGGAGCTGAGCGGCGGGGAGATCACCTGGACCGCGTCGCTGGCGCACCGGCTCCCGGTCGGCGTCGGCGTGGAATCGGAGTTCGACACGCCGACCTGGGCCAGCGAGCCGAGCGTCTACACCGGACCCCCGACACATCACCCGATCACCGGCGCCGAGCTGGCCGCCGGCGCGAACCCGACCTACGCGCAGTGCGGGGATCTCACCTGTGCCGACCTAGAGCTTGTGGAGGGCTGACCGATGGGCAACACCGCGAACCGGGGATTCCCGTACCCGGAGAACACTGACCCGCTGGCGAGCATGGCGGCCGCGATTCAGGCGCTGGCGAACGCGGTTGACACCAACGTGCAGGTGTTCACCGTCTCGGTCACCGTCACCGCAGGGACGACGTTCCAGTCGAAGAACATCACGTTCCCGGTGGCGTTCCCGGCCGGCACTACACCGGTTGTCGTGTGCCAGTCCGGGGCCGCGGTCAGCGCCGCGGGCTACTACGCCGACGCCTACAGCGTGACCAATACCGGGTGCACGATCCGGGTTGACAAGGTCGTCGGCGGCGCTCCGGGCGCGAACATCACCATCTTGGTCGGCGTGGTCGTCGGCAAGTCACAGGCGAGTCTGTGAGCCGTGGAGCCTCTCGGGTGGGCGGCCGCGGCGGCGGCCGGTGTCGCCGGCGTCCTGTACCTCGCCAAGAAGGTCCGCGACCTGGTCCGCGGTGCGCTCTACGTCCTGCGCTCGATCGAGGCGATCAAGCACCTGGTGCAGCGCGAGCTGGATCACAACCACGGCTCTTCGATGAAGGACGACGTTCATGGCATGGCGGTCGCCATCGGACAGCTTCAGCGTGACCGCGAGACCGACCGCCGGCGGCTGAGTCGAGCCCTGCGGCTGGCCGCCAAGCACCATCCCGAGGACGCCTGGATGTATCTCGACCCTGACGAAAGGAACCACCTATGACCACCACGTTTCCGGCGCCGAGTCCGCCGCGGATCCTCACTGACAAGCACGGCGGGCACCAGACCCCGACGCTGCTGGTCATGCACGCCACCGTCAGCCCGACCCGCGCTGGCACCGCGCGCGCGATCGCGCGCATGTTCCGCGACTCCGACCGGCAGGCGTCGGCCCACTACGTGATCGACGCCGGCGAGGTGATCCAGTGCGTCGGTGACCACACGATCGCCTGGCACTGCGGCTACAACGTCGACTCGATCGCGCTGGAGATGTGTTTCATGCCGCTGCTCGACTCGTTGCGCAATTGGCTACTGCCCAAGAGTCAGCGGACCGGGGACCGGGTCGGCGCCCACGGCAAGATCATTCCGCTGCGCTGGTTGCAGCCGAACCCGCGGCTGATGTTCGCTCGCTCCGCGCGGCTCGCCGGCGACCTGTGCCTGTCTTACCGGATCCCGCCGCGCTACCTGGGCGTGCGCAAGGTGCGCGCCTGGGATGCCGCCGGCCGGCCGGCCGAGCTGGGCGGGATCACCACGCACGCGGTCATGTCCAAGGCGTTCCACCGCTCGACCCATTGGGATCCGGGCACCTGGCCGCGGCGGCTGTTCGTCCGCCGGGTACGCCGGCACATGGCCGCGGTGCGCGAGCGGGCCGCGGCATGAGCCCGCGGACGCGGCGCTACCTGCGCCGGCTCGCGGTCAAGGGCGTCAAGACGTTCGCGCAGACGCTGGCCGGGATCCTCACCGCGGCCGGGACCGGGCTGCTGGACACCGACTGGACCGGCGCGCTGTCGGCCGCCGGGATGGCCGGTGTGATCGCGGTGCTGATGAATGTCGGCGACACCGAGCCGGCCGAGCCGTTGTCAGGGCAGAGCAGCGGCGGCCGGCAGTCGGCCGGGAGCAGCTCGAACGGGTAGATCAGGTGCGGCCGGGGCGGGTGCTGCTCGCGGTGCTGCGCGCGTAGCTCGGCGTCGACCGCCGGCCATGCGAGCAGCACCAGCACCACGCCGAGCTGGCAGGCGCACCGGATCCAGTCGAGCACGAACGCCCGACGCGACCGCGCCGCCGGGGCCGGCCCGAGCCGGATCCGCATCACGCCACCATGACCGCGGCCGCGGCCGCGGCCCGGATCGCATCGTTGGGCATCGCCACGTACCGCTGGGTTGTCTCGGGTCGGGAGTGGCCGAGCAGCGCGCCGACCGCGAGCAGGTCGCGGGTCGCGGCGTAGGCAACCGAGGCGCATCGGTGGCGCAGCGTGTGCGCGGTCCAGCCGTCCGGCAACGCTCGGGACAGCAGTCGGGAGGCGTGTCCTGGAGTGATGTGGTCGCCGTGCCCGTTGGGGAAGGCCCACCCGTCGAGGAGCTGGAGCCGCGCGAAGAGCCGGCCGTCGAGGACCGGGACCGCGCGCACCTTGCCTCCCTTGCCGTGCACGATCAGCTCATCGCCGACGAGGTCGCGGGCGTGCACCTGGGCGATCTCTGCGGCCCGCAGGCCGCCGAACGCGGCGAGCATGCCCATCAGCCCGATTCGCGGGTCCGGGTGCGCGAGGAGCTGGCGCACGACGTGCTCGGGTGCCGGTCGTGGTCGGCCGGCCGGCACCCGGACCGAGTCCAGCCGCGCCGATGGGTCGTCGGGTATGTGCCCGGCTCCGTGTGCCCATCGGTAGAAGCTGCGCACCGACGAGCGCGCCGACTTGCGGGTCTCTGGTGCCCAATGCTCGGCGGACAGGAATGCCTGGAGGTCGGCGGTCTGCACCGCGCACGGGTCGGGGTACAGGTCGCGCAGCCGGGCCAGATAGTGCCGGTGCAGGCGGATCGTGCCCGGCGAGCGGCCGGCGGCCCGCATCGCCTGGTCATAGAGCACCAGCCATGCGGCCCATGCGAACGGCGCGGCCGCAAGTCCCGAGTTGATAGCAGCGCGCATGGGCGCAGAGTACTCGCGAGTGTCGTATTTCGCACGATACGTCCCCAGGTCGGCGACCGGGGCCGGCCGGCGCGTCATGTCTAGGCTGCCCTGACGTGCGGGAACAGATAACCGGAGGGTTGTTGGTTCGAGTCCAACCGGGGGAGCCGTTGAGCGGGCGGCGTCGGATCATTGTCCGGCGCCGCCTGTACTTCGCCGGTCTCCAGCCAGCGCAGATCGACGCCGGTCAGTGAGGCCCATGCGACCAGCGCGCCGCGCTTCGGGACGCCGCGGCCGCTGAGCCACCGTCCAACGGTCTCGCGAGAGACGCCGAGGAGGTCGGCCATCTCGGCGACTCCGATGCCCGCGTCACGCTGGGCTTTCCCGAGACGGTCATAAAGCTCCCATTGGGGAACCCGGCCCGCGGGCCGCAGTGAGGCTGTCGTCATAGCCCTAGTGCAGCACAAGTCGAGAAATTGCGCGACCCATTCCGCGTGTTTCGCTGGACGAGAAATGCCTCAATGGGTCATGGTGACGCCATGACACAAACTGATTACGAGCGCGAGGCGCTCAACCAACTCGAAAGCGCGGACAACTTCCGCAAGATCCTCGCGACGATCTACGAGGACAAGCCCCTTGACTACGCGATGGTGGGCGCACTCAAGGCCGGCATCCGCTACAGCCTGGACGCGGCACAGACCTACGCCACGCTGGCGACGATCGCCCACGATCGCGCCGAGCTGGTTGAGATCCAGCTCGCCGAGCTGAAGGCCCGGCGCGGCGGCGAGCTGCTCGCCTTCGAGGAGCCGCGCCGGCTCCCGAGCTACGGCGGCGGGATCCTTCCGCCACCCGCGGACGGGCGCTACTGATGCGCGGCGTGGTCGGCGAGATCGCCGAGGCCCTCGCCGAGCTGGGCGTGTGCGTGTTCCTGGTCGGCGTGCCGCTGGCAATCATCCTGATCGGTACGAGCCGATGAGGGTCCTGGTTGCGTGCGAGTTCTCCGGCACCGTCCGCGACGCCTTCACCGCGCAAGGTCACTACGCCGTGAGCTGCGACCTGCTCCCCACCGAGAGGCCCGGACCGCACCACGTCGGCGACGTTCGCTATCTGCTGACTGGTCCGTGGGATCTGCTGATCGCGCACCCGCCATGCACCTACCTCTGTCGCGCCGGACAGCGGTGGCTCAACGCACCCGACGACGACCGACCCGGCAAGCTGAAAGGCCGCCCGCGTCAGCTCGCGACCGATGAGGCGGTGCGGTTCTTCCGTGAGCTGCTGGACGCCAACATTCCGCGGATCGCGATCGAGAATCCACGGCCCGGCTCGCACGTCGCCGGCCTGATCGGCAAGCCCGATCAGGTGATCCAGCCGTGGGAGTTCGGCCACGGCGAGACCAAGGCAACCGGCCTATGGCTAAAGAACCTGCCGAAGCTGGAGCCGACCAACGTGGTCGACGGTCGCGAGGCGCGCGTCCACCGGATGCCACCCGGCCCGGACCGCTGGCGGGAACGATCCCGCACGTTCGAGGGCATCGCCGCGGCGATGGCCGATCAGTGGGGCTCGGCGCTGGCGGTGACAGCATGACCGGGCGTGTGCTGCTCGGCGGCACCTGGAACATGGAGCGCGACCGGCCGGCGACGATGGCCGCACACTCCGCGCTCTCGCTGATGCGATCCAAGGGGCTCGCATTCTTGTGCATCCAGGAGTGCTCGCACTACCTCGAGGCGCTGCGCGCGCAGGCCGGCGACGAGTTCGACGTGATCGCGTTCACGATGGATCCGGGCCGCGCAGAGTCCGCGATCATCGTGCGCGCCGACGTCGAGCACGGCCCCGGCCATCAGGCCCGCGCCACCCGCGCCGGCTGGATCACCGTCCGCGGCGGCACCACGCCGCCCAAGTACCTCACGACGGTCAAGCTCGACGGGTGGCTTCGGATCGTGTGCGGTCACACCGCGCCGTCCGTGACTTGGCCCGGCGGACGGATCGCCGGACCTGTCCGCCGGGTCATTTCCATGATCCAGTTCGCCCGCGCCGTCGTGCGCTTCGCCGAGGCCCACAAGGGCGCGCTGCTGATCGCTGGGGACTGGAACGCCACACCCGCGGCCCGCGGCCGCTACACGCCGCACTGGATCGGCCGCAAGACCGGCATGCGGATCGCGGCCCCGGTCAAGGGCACGCACGGATCCCGAGTGATCGACTACGCGCTGATCCGCGACTGTGCAGCTCGGGCCACCCGCGAGAAGCGGCGGGGGAGCGACCATCACGCCGTGATTTTCAAGGTGACGTCATGAGCCGGCGACGTCGCAAGCCGCCGATCCAAACGTCCGTGAGCCGGCTGCGCAAGAGCATCGAAGCGCACCCGCTGTGCGAGCCGTGCCCGACGTGCGGCAAGCGTCGGTTCCTCACCCGCAAGGCCGCCAAAGCTTCGCGGGCTCGGCTCCAGACGTCCGACCCGATCACGGTCTATCGCTGCGGGGAGTACTGGCACATCGGACACACGCCTTGGCAGATCCGCGTCGGGCAGACCGCCCGACAGGAGTGGGGTCAGTCATGAGCCGATGCGCGGTCGAGGGCTGTAACGGGCTGGGCGCGGTCAAACGAGTGTTCGCCCACTACGTGATGACGCTGTGCCCGTCGCATTGGGTTGAGGCGCTGATCAATCACAACATCAGGCGGGAACCGTGACCCGTGCCCTGGACGCCGACGAGCTGGAGCAGCGGCACCGCGAGCTCCAGACGCTGAAGCGCAACGTTGAGGTTGAGATCGTCGCGGTGCAGGAGCTGCTGCGCGCGGTCGGGCGCTGGGGTCGCGCAGGCCGGCCACGCAAGCCGCCGACGCACACCGACGCCGAGGCGCTGGAGGCTCACCAGCGCTACCAAGCTGGGGAGCGCACGCCGTGGATCGACGCCGGGCATCGGCAGTACCAACGCGACCACCGCCGGCGTGCGTACGAGGAGAGCAAGGCGGCCGAGCAGTGAGGCGCGGCGGGGAGCGGCGCGGCAACAATCGCGACCGCGCACGCCGGCGGCAGTGGCTGCTGGAAACCTTCGATCCCGACCTGGGGCCGGACAAGGCTCGGTGCCACCTGTTCGGGCTCTCTGATGCCTGTCTGGGCACGGTCGACGCGCGATCGCTCACCGTCGACCGGATCGAGCCGGGCGGGTCGTACTGCCGCGACAACATCAGGCCGGCGTGTGCGCCGTGTCAAAGCGTCCAGGGCGCGCTCATCACTTGGGAGGCGCGTCGCGCCTATGACCTGTTGGTGGAGGAGGCCGAGGCGCTCGGGATCGAGTGGGATGGGGCGATCGCGTGAGCCGGTACTACACCGAGGAGCGACTCTCGCCGGTGGTCTGTCCGGGCTGTCATGAACGGCTCCCACTCGCGACCGCCAACGCCGGCGAGCGACGACACCCGACCTGCTGGGGTGAGTCGTGAAGATCGCGGATCTGAGGTTCGAGCCGGACCCGATCGAGTGCGAACAGTGCCCGCCGAGCGGGTGTGACCTGACGTGCGTCTGGCCCGGTGAGCGGGACCCGCAGACCTGGGAAGGGGATCAGGCGTGAGCGTCGAGGCTATGGCGATGGTGCTGCACCACAGCCGCGCCAAGGGCACCGCGAAGCTCATTCTGCTGGGCATCGCCAACCATGCCGGCGACGGCGGCGCGTGGCCCACGGTGGCGACGCTGGCCCGGTACGCCAATGTGACCGAGCGCGCCGTCCAGCAGGCGATCGGCAAGCTGATCAAGGCCGGCGAGGTCGGCGTGGAGTACCAGACCGGCGGCCTTGGCTACCTCAAGGACTGTGAGCGGCCGAACCGCTACGAGGTGCTGGTGAGTTGCCCGCCGACGTGTGATCGCACGATGAATCACCGCAACCGGGATTATCCACAGGCCCGGCTACCCCTGTCCGTTGTGCCCGAGTCTGACCCGGTGAAGCAGGCTTCACCCGGTGAAGCAGACTTCACCCCTACGGGTGAAGCGGACTTCACCCATAACCGTCCTACTCAACCACCTGTTGATACCTCTGTAGTTCGTCTCACCAGACCGCGCGCGCGAGAAGTGCTGAGCGATCGAGGGTTGGCAGCCAAGGCAGAGATCCGGCGTGCGCTGCGCGCCGCCGAGGACAAGGCCCACGGTCGATGAGCGGGGACTGGTCGGGGCGTGCTGTGCTGGAGGCGCGCGCACTGGTGGCGCGCTGGTTGCCGATGCCCTGCGGCAAGTGCGGGCTGACCGTGCAGCCGGACCCGCCGGGTACGCCACGCGGGCGCAGCGGCTGGGTTGTGGGGCACAAGCTCGACCGGGCCACGCACCCTCACCTGATCTGGGAGGTGAGCAACTGGCAGGCCGAACACCGGGCTTGCTCGGACGCCTCCGGTCAGGCCGCGGTCATCGCAAAGGCGCGGCGAGAAGGGGCCGCGTCGGTCCAGCATTCGCTGTTCGATGCGGCCCCGCTGCGGTCGGTTTTTCCCATCGCTGACCCCTCCGGGAAGCCTTCGCCCCTTCCCGTCTCTCTCCCCGCCACAGGGGAGCCAATCGAGACCAGACCGGATCTCATCTGGTCGCCCGACGCCATGCGCGAGCACGCCTGGACCGAGGAGTTTGCCGAGGTTCCGGCCGATGCGTCCCCGCCGCTGTACATGACGCCGGTCCCGGCCGACGCGGTCGGGTCCTACGCCGCCGAGCCGTGCGAGTGCTGCGACCTGACCGCGGTCGAGTGGATCGAGCAGGCCGAGCGCAAGCAGCTCCGCTGGTGGCAGCGGCTCGCGGTCACGCGGCAGCTCGAACACCGCGCGGACGGGTCGCTGTGTCACGAGGAAATCCTGGAGTCCGCACCGCGCCGGTCGGGCAAGAGCGTCCGCCTGCGCGGCGTAGCGCTGTGGCGGCTCAAGCATGGGCGCGCGCTGTTCGGCGAGCAACAGACCGTGATCCACACCGGCTCCGATATCCCGATCTGTCGGGAGATCCAGCGCGGCGCGTGGCGCTGGGCGCGTGACGTGGCCGGCTGGGGCGTCGTGGTCGCCAACGGCAAGGAAGCGATCGAGACTCCCGACGATGACCGCTGGATGGTGAAGAGTCAGGACGCGGTCTACGGGTACGACGTGACGCTGGGGCTGGTCGATGAGGGCTGGAAGGTCAAGCCCGACACCGTCACCGAGGGGCTCGAGCCCGCGGCCCTGGAGCGCCAGTCCGCGCAGGTTCACCTGACGTCGACCGCGCACCGCCGGGCAACGTCGCTGATGCGCGGCAAGATCGTCGCCGGGATCACCGCGGCCGAGCCCGAGGCCGGCAAGCTGATCCTGATCTGGGCCGCGCCGCACGGCTCCAACCCGGCCGACCCGGAGGTCTGGCGGGCCGCGTCGCCGCACTGGTCGCAGGCTCGGCGGATCCTGATCGAGAAGAAGTACGCGGCCGCGCTCGCCGGCGAGGTCGACCCGCAGGCCGACGACCCGGACCCGATGGCCGGGTTCGTCGCGCAGTACCTGAACGTCTGGCCGATCCGTCCGCCCGACGCGCAGCGCGGCGAGCCGATCGCCACCGAGCACACCTGGACGCCGCTGGCCGTCGCGATCGAGCGCGACACCGCGCCGGTCGGCGCGGCGATCGAGTCCTGGTTCAAGGCCGGCGTCTCACTGGCCCTGTCGTGGTCTGACGACCAGCGGCGCGCACTGGCCGCGGTGACCGACCACGCCGACCTGGCGGCCGCGGTCAAGGTGCTGCGCGCGTCCGGGTTCCGCGGCACCGTCGCGGTCGGCAAGTCGCTCGCCGACGATCCTGCCCTGAAGGGCATCCGGGTCCGCAAGGCCGAGGGACGAGCCGGGGCCGCGGCCGCCGAGCTGGCCCGGCTGATGGCCGAGGACGCGCTCCGGTTCGAGCCGCAGAGCGACGAGTCCGACCACCTGACCGATCAGGTGCTGGCGGTGCGGATCGTCACCGGGGCCGATGGTCCGCGGGTGGTCAGCACCGGCCGGGCCGATGCGGTCAAGGCGCTGGTCTGGGCCGCGACGCCCGCGCGCAAGCGGCGCCGCGCCGGCGCGACCGGGATGCTGCTGCCCACCAAGTGACGCAACACGCCGGGCGTGTCGCAATGCGGAAAGATGACGCAATGCGGCATTGTGTGGCGCGTGGGTTTCTGGAAGCGCATCTTCGATCTGACCAGCACGGTCGACGCCATGACGCAGGCAAGCGCCACCGCGGCGGCATCGTTCGCGATCGACGTTGATTCGATTGACCCGGCGGTGTTCGGGCTGACGTCGTACGCGACGCCGACCGCGCCGGCGCCGCGGATCGACCGCCGTACCGCGATCCAGGTCGGCGCCGTGAAGCGCTCGCGCGACCTGGTCCCCGGCACTCTGGGCGGTCTGCCCTGGGGATTCGTCGGCCCGGACAAGCGCACTGTCGACCCGGCCAAGTCGGGGCTGACGCTGCTCGACCAGCCCGAGCGGAACGTGCCGCGGTCGGTGACGATGGTCCGGCTGTTCGAGGATCTGTTCTTCGAGCAGATCGCCTGGTGGCATGTGACCGACTTCGGCTGGCACGGTTACCCGACGTACGTCGAGCGGATGCACCCGCGCGAGGTCGGCGTGGTCGACGGCGTCGTGCGCTGGAAGGGTCGCCCGGTTCCCGATGCCGAGGTGATCCGGTTCGACTCCCCGACCGAGGGGCTGCTGACGTCCGCGGCCCGTGCGATCCGAACCCATCTGCTGCTCGACGCCGCGCACTCCGACATGGTCGACGGTACGCCGATGTTGGACTGGTTCGAGCCCAAGGACGGCGAGGTCGCGCCGCCGACACAGGCCGAGGTCATTGACTTCCTGAACACCTGGAAGGACGCGCGCCGGACCCGCACGACCGGCTTTGTGCCGGAGTGGGCGAAGTACAACCGGGACGGCTGGAGCCCGAAGGATCTGCTGCTGGGCGAGGCTCGGCAAGAGCAGGTTCTGGAGATCGCTCGGCATGCCGGCGTCGACCCCGAGGAGCTGGGCGTCTCGACCACGTCGCGCACCTACGCCAACCAGTTTGACCGGCGCAAGTCCTTTACCGACTTCACCCTGGGCCAGTTCTATCGCGCGGTTCAGGACCGGCTTTCGATGAACGACGTCTGTCCGCGCGGCTACCTCGCGCGGCTGAACCTGACCGACCTGCTGCTGTCCGACCCGTCCACCCGTTACGCCGCGTACGAGGTCGGGCTGAGGGTCGGCGCCATCACGCCCGAGCAGATCGCCGAGCAAGAGGGGAACCCGACCGTGAACGAGCCCGCATCGCAGAGCACGTCGAGCGCCGCACCCGCAGAACCGGCTGACGCGCCGGCGGCATCGCTGCGCGTGGTCGGCGAGACGTTCGACGCCGACGCGCCCGAGCTGCGCCTGGATGCCCCGACCGGCGGGGCCGAGTTCTCCGTGGACCGGGAGCGCCGGGTGATCCGCGGGCTGTTGGTTCCCTACGGGATCCCGGCTCGTTCGATGGGTCAGCTCTGGCAGTTCAGCAAGGGCACGCTCCAGTACGCCGACCCGAAGCGGGTCAAGCTCTGGATCCAGCACGACCCGAACCGGGCGACCGGTTACGCGCTGGAGCTGGACGACCGCGACGACGGTCTCTATGGCGCGTTCAAGGTGGCCCGCGGCGCGCTCGGCGATGAGGCGCTGAGCATGGCCGAGGACGGCGTCTGGGATGGCTTCAGCATCGGCGTCGCCGAGGGCGGCAAGTACCGGCTGAAGGACGGCGTCAACCACGCCGTGACAGCGCCGCTGATGGAAACCTCACTGACCCCCGCGCCGTCGTTCGACGACGCCCGAGTTCACTCCGTGGCCGCATCGGCCGCCCCGATGAAAGGAAACACACGCATGACACCCGAAGAGAGGGCACGCCTGGCCGAGCTGCGGCAGAAGGGCGAGGCCACGTTCACCGCGACCGAGCGGCTGGAGTTCACCCGCCTGGTCGAGAAGGAGACCGCGGCCAACAGCACGACCCGCACCAGCGAGGACGACAACCCGACCGGGCTCGACTTCGAGGCGATCGCCGCCGGACTGACCGACGCGATCAGCGGCGGATTCGCGGCCGCGTTCGAGCAGCTCCAGAATCCGCAGGCCCGCGAGATCATCGGCGCCGGCGGTCAGGTCGAGTCCGTCCGCGAGGAGCTGCCCTACCGATTCGACGGCACCCCCGGCGCACATTCGTTCTCCGCGGACATTCGCGCGATGGCCGGTGGCGACACCGAGGCCCGGCAGCGGGTCGAGGGATTCATGGACGCCGCCTTCGCCGTGAGCAGCGGCAACGTTGGCACCCTGAACCCGACCAAGAACCGTCCCGAGCTGTACGTGCCGAACCTGACGTTCACGCGGCCGCTGTGGGAACTGGTCTCGACCGGCGACCTGACCGACAAGACGCCGTTTACGGTGCCGAAGTTCGCGAGCGCGGCCGGCCTGGTCGGCGACCACACCGAGGGTGTCGAGCCCACGCCGGGCTCGTTCACCGCGACCAGCACGACGGTCACGCCGGCGCCGGTCTCCGGCAAGGTCGAGATCAACCGCGAGGTGATGGACGCCGGCGGCTCGCCGCAGGCTGACCAACTCATCTGGGGCGAAATGCTGAACGCCTACTACGAGGCGCTTGAGGCCAAGGTGGCCGCGGAGCTGGCCGCCACGCCGACCGCCGAGCTGAACCTGGCGGGCGCCACCGACGCCGCGCTGGCATCGGCACTGAAGGCGTACTTTGCCGGGCTCCAGTTCACCCGCGGCGGTCACCGGTTCTCGGCGTTCGCCGCGGACGGCACGCTCTACCCGGCGCTGGTCGACGCGGTCGACGGGCAGGGTCGGCCGCTGTTCCCGGTCGGCGCGAGCACCAACGCCGAGGGCTCGACGTCGGGCACCTATGACGAGGTCATGGTGGGTTCGCAGCGGATCCGCCCGGCCTGGGCGCTCGGTGCCGGCAACGCGGCGCTGTCCTACTCGTTCGTGCCCTCCTCGGTGTGGGCATGGGCGAGCGCGCCCAAGCGGTTCACCTTCGAGTATCAGGTCAAGTCGATCGACATGGCGATCTGGGGTTACGTGGCGACCCACACGCTGCGCGACTCCGACGTCAAGCCGATCGACTACACCACCGCGGACGTCTGAGCATGACCGAGACGACCACGCCGGCCGGG